CGGAATGGAACGATAAGGTTGGGGCTTGGGTCTGCTATTGTATCTCCCCTGCTTCCTCTTATTTCCATCAGGAGAACTTACCTATGTTTAAGGAAGGACTTGATAATTTTGCAGAAAAATATATATCTTTAGGCAAAAAGAAATTTTAACGAAACAATACACAGCCTGTATAATATTATAGTAAGCTGTGGAGGTGAAGAGGGGTGAAAACTCTTGCTCAGAGTATAGCGGATGATATGGACCAGGAGATATTAAAACAGGCTATAGAAGAAATTCAAAAGAAAGATAATATCGTGGAATTTTTGTTTAAGCAAGCATCGAAAGATGTTATCTGGAAGGAGGATTTAAAATGAATATGAATTTTGAAGAAGATGTAAGGATTGATGAAAATGCACTTGATGTGGAATGGTTGGAACAACCTAGTTTGGTAATTAAATACGCCAGATTTTCAGCTGATGCCAGAAAGATAGCAGACCTGGCAAAAGAACGCCTTGACATACGGACAGCTGAACTTGACAGAGATATAAGAGCCTTTCCAGAGAATTATGGTTTGCAGAAGATAACAGAAAGTGTTGTAGCTAACACAATCATTCTACAGCCAGCTTGGAAAGATGCAAACGAAGCTTATATTGATGCCAGATTTGAACAGACGATGTCACAGGAGATTTTCAGGGCAATAACAGATCGCAAAGATTCTCTTGAAAACCTTGTAAGGCTACACGGAGCACAGTATTTTGCTGGTCCATCTGTGCCAAGAGACCTTACAGCAGAGCGTCAGGGGAGATATAACAATAAGCAGGCAAATGGAGCAGTAGGGGCAGCACTCAATAAAAGAAAGAAGGGATAGTATGTTTGAAATCTTAGGAGGTGTGGCAATCATACTTGTTGGGTTGTTGATTCTGGCAATTGCCTATCCTTGGTACAAATTCCTTCTTAGCAAAGGACAAATGCTAGGTTGGCTGGAGGGAGCAAAAACCCACAAAGAGAGAGTAGCTGCACCAAACAAAAACAAGGAGGTCACAAAAGATGGTAAGTAAAAATGCATTTGCAGGGAAAGTAGCAAACAACAGCCAGAAGCAGATATCAGGGAAGAAGTCACAGTCATATATCAACTTGCCTGCTGGTATCGAAATGTTCAAGGAATTTGTAAGCGATAAGTCTTTGCTTATGGATATTCTTCCGTATATTGTAACTGATCCTACACACCCTGACAGAGATGATAAGCTTAAGATTGCTGTTGTTGGCAGTCAGTGGTACAAAAGACCTTATAGGGTTCACAGGAATATCGGAGCCAATAGGGAATCTATTGTTTGCCCAACAACTTTCGGAAAGCCTTGCCCTATCTGTGAATACAGAAGGGAGCTTGTGTCTAAAGATGGCTATGATGAAGAAGAAGCCAAGAACATCAAGTGGTCCAACAGGAATCTCTACTGTATAATTCCAATAGGGGTTAAGGATTTTGAAGAAAAGCCTTATATTTGGGATGTAAGCCAGTTTGTTTTTCAGGATAAAATCAACGAAGAAATCAAGGCAGACTTTGAAAATGCAGGATTTCCTGATTTGGTTGATGGCAAGACCCTGGCAATAAGGTTCTCTGAAAAGGCTATTGGAGCGAAAAGCAAATTTGCTGATGTAACCAGAATAGACTTCAAGAAGCGTTCAGAAGGTTATGATGAGGATGCCATCGATGAGCTTCCCAAGCTTGATGAGCTTCTTGTTCTTCTTTCTTATTCTCAGATTGAAGCTAAGTTCTTTGGCAGTCCTGAAGATGTAGAAGTAGAAGAAGCAGAAGGGACAGAGGAAAAAGAGGAGAAAACAGCTCCTGTGGCACCAGCTAAAGGTCTGAGAAAAGCTGCCTCTGCTCCTGCTGTTGAAGAAGCTCCCGCAAGTGGACTCCGCAAGAAGAAGCTTGGAGGAAAACCTGCCTCAGAGCCTGTTGCTCAACGCCTTGAAATTTGTCCTTTTGGGCATGAGTTCGGTGCTGACTGTGAAGAACAGCCTGAATGTGGGGACTGTGATGCTTGGAGTGAGTGTGCCAAGGCGCAAAAGGGATAATGGGGGATACTTCTTTAGTAAGGAAAGATGTGGTAGGGGCAAGGGCTTGTTTGTATCAAGCTCTTACCCTTTCTTTTAATTTGATGGGATGGTGTAAATAGAATGCAGAGAACTCCGATTAAGCCAAAAGCCCCTCCAGGGAAAGCTTCTAGCCAAATCAAAGCTCACTCTGAAAAGGCACCAGAATCGCAAAAAAAATGGGATGGCAGTGATGTGTTCATCTCAACAGGCTCAACTTTAGTTGACTTAGCCATATCAGGAGGCAGAACAAAGTATGGCGGTATTCCTGGCGGGGTTCTGGTGGAGATATTTGGACCAACTGGTTCTGGAAAAACAGTGATGCTTTGTGAGATAGCAGGAGGAGTTCAGCGTCAAGGGGGCAAAATACAGTTCAAAGACCCAGAGGCAAGGCTCAATAAACAGTTTGCCCAGATATTTGACCTAGATGTAGATGAAGTTGATTATAGCCGACCTGCTACAGTTCCAGAGGTTTTCAAGCCTATAAGAAGCTGGAACCCAGAGCCAGCAGGAAAAATACACGGTATATTCACAGATAGCCTTGCTGCTCTTTCTACAGAAATGGAGCAAGATGATAAAGACAAAACAGGAATGAGAAGAGCAAAGGAATTTTCAGAAGAATGTAGAAAAACTTGCGCAACCATAACAGACAAAAACTTCCTTATGGTCTGTTCTAACCAGGAAAGACAAAATGTCAATGCTGGACCATATGCACCAAAAACTTCTGCCACTGGTGGGACAGCTATCGGTTATTATTCTTCCTTGAGGCTGAAGTTTGGCAATGCTCAAAAGATAAAGGAAAAAAGGACTGTAAATGGCAAAGAGATAATAAAGGTGGTAGGGGTGGAAACAGAGGTTGAAGTTTTTAAATCTTCTGTTTGGGAACCATATCACAAGGCAACAATCTGTATTTTGTTTGCTTATGGAATTGATGATATAAGAACCAACCTACAATATGTTAAGGACTTAACCAAAGGTTCTGGCTATTGTGTTGGAGAGAATAAGCTTTCTGCTTCCATGAACGAGGCTATATCTATGGTAGAGGAGCAAGGGCTTGAAGAAGAATTAAGGGAGCAGGTGATAAGCATATGGAACGAAGTGGAAGCTCTGTTCAAGATGGATCGAAAGAAAAAGTCAAGAAACCAAGAATGAAAACCTCCTCCTGTAAACAAAAAGGAAGGGTTTTACAGCAATGGACTTGTGCCGAAATATCCAAGATAACAGGATATTCCTGGGGTCACGATGAGCCAATAGAATCTAGGGGAATGGGGCAGAATGGCGTTGATGTCAGAATGGAATCAGCTGTCCAAAAGTTATTTCCTTTCTCTGTAGAGTGCAAAAATTGCGAATCTTGGAGTGTCCACTCTTGGATAGAGCAATCCAAGGCTAACCAAAAAGAGGGCACAGATTGGCTTATTGTGGCCAAGAGGAATAGGGGCAAGCCTGTTGTTGTTATTGATGCGGAAGTGTTTTTTGCTCTAATGGAGAAGGTGATAGGCAAATGATAGAATCTCTTAGGCTAAAGAATTATCAGTCCCATAAGGATTCAGAGCTTATCTTTTCTCCAGGGGTCAATGTTATAATTGGTCAGAGCGATTGTGGCAAGACTGCCTTTTTCAGAGCAATAAGGTGGCTAATCTGGAATAGACCTTTGGGAAGCTCTTTTAGGTCACATTGGGGTGGTAGGACTTCCGTTGCTGTCTCCATAGATGGCACAGAGATAGAGCGTTGGAAAGATACAGACCAAGGGTATATAATAGGGGGCAAGGTTCTGAAGGCTATAAGGTCTGATGTTCCAGATGAAGTGAAAGACCTGTTCAATATTGATGAAGTCAATCTACAAAGTCAATTTGATAGACCTTTCTTGTTAGATGGCTCTGCTGGGGAAGTTGCCCAACATTTTAACAGAGTTGCTCACCTGGACAGTATTGATTCAACAAACGGTAACTTGCTTAGTCTAAAGACTTACCAGAATCAGACCTTAAGGTCTTTGGAGGAAAGTTTGGAAGAAAACAAAAAGAACTTAGCCAAGTTTAAGGATTTGAATTCTCTTGAAGCCCTTATTCTTGAAGCAGAAAAGTTCCAAAAAGAGGTAAAAGATAAATTTCTCCAAGTTCAAGACCTGGAAGGGAAAATAGGCAAAATTGAAGTTGGAGAAAGATTGCTTGCAGAATATGAAAAAAAGATAAGTTTAAATGGCAGAATTGAGGGTTGTTTGGAGGAAATATTCAAAAGAGATATTTTGGTGTCCCAAAAATCTGACTTGGATATTCTGATCCAAAGATACAAGGATAACGAGAAAAATATCACCTTCGTAGATGCCCTTATTCCGCTTGAAGTTAGCATAGAAGGATTAACTACCTTAAGAACTGAAGTTACACACCTTGCTGGCCAGCGTAGTGCTATTTTAAGCCTTTTAGACCAGTTAGAGGATAACAAAAAGGGTTTAGATTCTGTAAACAAGATAATAGCATTCCAAGAAGATGAATTTAAGGCTAATTTCCCAGATATTTGTCCGTTGTGCGGGAAGGAGATGGATAAAGATGATTAGAACCTCTAAACCAAAAACACCTGATGCCATCTTTACAGGAGATTGGCATCTTACAGAATCCACTCCAATTTGCAGAACGGATAATTTTTGGGAAGCTCAGTGGAAAAAAGTTGATTTTATAATTGACTTGGCTAAAGATTGGGAGTGCCACATATTTAATTCAGGGGATTTATATGATAGGTGGAAGGT